AGGAAACCACCTGCGGGCCCACCCCCCCTCCCCTTTCCCCCCCCCCCCCCCCCATCGCCCCGCTTTTCCCGCCCGGGTCCCAAGGTGGCAGTCGCTTCTCATGTTCTGTGTCAATTCACGCCTGTAACCAGGCGTGAATTGGCACAGAACATGACGGGCGACTGACAGCTTGGGTGGCGGGAAAAGCGAAGGGGGGGGGGGCTCTATACCACCATGTGGCGGCGTGGGGCGGAGTCTTCGGAGCGGACCGCAGACTGGCGCGGTGACCAGTACTCTGGGCACCGCGCCCAAGCCGGAGGCCCGTGATCTTCATGGCACCACATGAAGATCACGGGGAGGAGGCGGCAGAGTCTCGTTGTCATGGTGAGCAGCAGTATTCTTTGGATCGGCGGGGGTAGGGAGGAGCGACGACTCGGAAGTAGGCTCATACTTCATAGGCTGGACTCTCCCCTGGTGGGTCGGAATCAGGCCGGACTGACGAACAGCAGCAGCAGCAGTAGCAGCAGCAGCAGCAGGGTGTACAGCAAGCGGAGCCGGGACGGATCGAGGAGCGGTGTCGGTGTCGGTCTCGAGCCGCTCACCCGGCAGGGCGAGGCACTTTGAAGCGAGACCAGCAGCAGCGGCGGGGGCAGCAGCAGCGAGGGCGGTGGTCTGGACAGCAGGATCGGCACGCACGCGGAGAGCAGGGGCGGCGGCGGTCACACGGGGCACACCAGCAGGCGCACCAGCAGCGAGCGGGCTGCGTACGGCACGCTTTGGGGGATCACCGCCGTCATGCCGCATCACCGCCGCCGTGGCCCGATCGCAGCCGCCAACTGCCGTCTCACCGCCGACCGCAGCAGCACGCTCCGCAGCCGTCACCGTCACACCGCCGACCGCACGCTCTTGTGTTTGGCGGCAGGAGCCGCCACCCCTTGACGCGAAGCCGCCACGATGGCGGCCGCGATCGCCGCCACCAGGGCGGCGCACCACGGCGGCAGGACGCCGCCGCAACCATAACGCGGGAGCCGCTCGGAGCGGCTGCGCGTTGGCCGCCACGATGGCGGCACCAGGCTCGGCAGCCGTCACACCGCCCCACGCCAGGACGGGCCGCCCGTACACGCGCCGAACAGGAACCGCGAGCAACGCCCAACCCGCCGCATCGAGCACGAACACCGCCGCACACACGACGAACGCCGGTTCCACACGCCACGGCACACGCGGTGTAACGAGCTTGACGGGGGCGCGTTTCTCGCGCACCGGCAAAACCCGCCACCCCCGGAAAACCCGCCCCTCCTCTCATTTTTATTCCCGTTTTCTGCCTGCCACTTTGTACTGTACGTCTGAACCTATGTTTCTCATTTTTGAGAATTTCCGTGCGGTGGGGGCAGCGGCCTGGGGTTGTTGACGGTGGCGTGCTCGGGACGCTCCAACGCCTCGGAAAGAGCGCGCAACGCTTCGGGATAGGGGGCCAGCACGTTGCGCAGGGTGTTGATGAACTGCAAGAAGTCGGGGCTGGTGAAGTAGTTGATGGTCTGGGAGTTGGTGGTCAGCATCGGTTTGACGATGCCCGTCCAGCCCGGCGAGTTGGGGCTCTCCTTGCCAGGGCCGGACTTCAGCCAGGCGATGGGGTTGTCTTTCAGGGCGGCGATCTCGGCACCCAGGCGGGCTTGCGCCTTGGCCTGGTTGATGGCGGTGACGAAGTCGCGGTAGAGGGGCTTGGTCTTCTTGCGTTTGCCGGCGGCGAGCCACTGGTCGAAGACTTCGGCGGGGATGCCAGCGGCTTCGGCGGCAACGTGCGGGTAGCCGCCGGCGCGGATGTAGGCGCAGATGTCGCGCTGAATCTCCGGGGTGAGATGGTGGACCCGGCGGCTCACGGTTAGCCCTCCAAGAGCCGTTTGGCGAAGAGTTTGGGTAGTTCGGGTCCGACGTATTCAAACCCCGCGGTGAGCCGCGTCGTGGCGTGCTTGAGAGGCCCCTCATGTGAGGAGGCGAAGCTGGGGGCCCGGTGCATGCGCCAGTCTCGGGACTTGTTGCGGCTGCGGATCATGGCGGGGTGTGTGGTGGTGGAGATGGCGCGGTAGCCGAGTCCCTTCCACATGCTGGCGATGGTAGCAGATAGTGCATTGCCGATGCCCACTCCCTGATAATCGGGATGGCATACCGTACGGTGCTCCCGTCGCGTTGGCGGACCGGCACCCACAAATGGCAGCCAGGCAGAGAAAGCGCAAGGTCGAAGAGTGGCCGTGACGGCGCAGAAACATACTGCACTGTGGTTGAGATCATGGCTTAGATAGTGATGCGGAGCGAAAAGCTGCCACGCCGATGGGTGGCAGCGAAAGATTTCGAGCGCGATGTTGGGGCGTCGTTGAAGGGACCTCCGGGTGAAGGTCCCTTCGGCAGGCCGATACACCCAGTCCGGTTGGAGCCATTCCTCCACGTCTTCATGGCACGTCACCGCGATGAATTGCAGCCCGTGCTGGCGGATCACCTTGGAGACCGCAGCGCTACCCACCTGGGCCACGGTGCGGTCGACGACGGAGGTGTACTCGTCGAAGACGATCGGACGACCAGGGGGGTGGGGAGTGGGGCTACTTGCAGCGGCAGTCGGGGCCGCACTGGCACGACTGGCCAGTGCATCGGCAAGGAGCCGCGCCAGGGTGACCCGGAACTGCTGTCCGGTAGAGAGCACACCATAGGGCCGCAGCCACGCCGGCGGCGACGAGAAACCCACCGAGGAAAGCAAGGACGTAACCTCCTTGATGGGCAGGTTCGTCGGGAAGCCGTCCAGGATCGAACAGTTGGAGTTCCATTCCATCTTCTCCGTTATTGAAAGAGACTCGGGCCAGAGGGCTTTGGCGATCGTGCTTTTGCCGCAGCCGCTGGGGCCGACGAGGAGGCCGAGGTTCCAGGGTCTTTCGTGAAGAGGGAGCGATACTTCCCAAGTGAGTGTTTGCTGCTCGGCGGGGGGCAGGTCGAAGATGCCGCGGACTTGCTCGACTCGGGGGGAGTCGTTGATGCGGCTTGCCACTGTGACGCGCATGGTTCCATCCATTCGGGGTGCGGGAGGTTCAAGGCTTCGGCCGCCACACAGCGCCAGAGGTATTGAAGGCTCGCGGGTAGTTGGTCAAAGACCAGGGGCGAGACCTGCGTATGCCAGCCGTTGCGGACGGCGGCCTGCTTGTAAGCATTGAAGAGGTCTTTCGCTTTTTGGGTCAGACGGTCTTCGCGCTGCACTTCAAGCCTTCCCGTTTGAAGCGGCGGAGCAGCTTGATCTGCTCCTGCTCGGTCTCGCACTCGATCAGCACCATGAACATTTCGGGGATGTCGGTTTGCTCCTTCTTCTTTCTCGCTTGTTTGAGGGTGTTCTCCGTCTGCTGCTCCGACTGGCCCAGTGAGTGCCAGAGGTTGGTGAGCAGGTCGTCGCTGGCGTGGGTGATGCGCCGGAGTTCGGCCAGCGTCTCGTTGTCATAGCCGGCCAGCTGAGCCAGGGGGTCGATGCTGAGGAGCAAGGCGCGGGCTTCCTGGTCGTTGACGTCGAGGACTTCGACATCGACCTCCATGTCCGGGTCCATGCTCTGACGGAGGTGGCCGTCGATGAGCTTCAGACGGCCATCGGGGAGTTCGTAGGCCAGGAGAGAGCGGGCGAAGCCGATCTCGTTGTACAGGGCCTGCAAGGCGCTCCGCTGGGCGTCGGAGTGGGTGCGAGGGTTCAGTTCGTGTGGGACAAGGTCAGCGGCCTTCACACGAACGTGCTTCTTGATGCGGTTGCGAGCCATCGGCTTGGTTCCGTGGACTGAGAAGGAAGTGATACAGGTCCTGGCGGTTACGGTAGCGAGTCACCTTGGTGCAGCGGAAGCCGAACTTCTTGAGCAGGAGTTGCATCGGCAGGTTGCTCTCTTCTGCGACAGTGCGGACGCTGATGTCGGAGAGGCGGTGAATCTTGGTCATCGTGCGCTTGAGCAGTGTCGAGGCGACTCCCTGACGTTGATAGCGGGGGTTGGTTGCCAGGCGCAGGAGGACGACTTCGTTGTCCTGAAAGTGCAGGTCATAGAGCAGGTAACCCGCCAGCTGGCGGTTGATCTCGACGAGCAGGCAGGCGGCGAACTTGCCGGCCAGGACGGCCTCCAGCCACTCCAGGGTGCAGGCTTTGGAGCCGAACGCCTCCTGGTCGAGGATGAAGAGGCTGGTCAGGTCGCTGGCCTCGGCCCAACGGATGTTTACGCGCATGGCAGGAGACTCCGCAGGTGTTCCGGGAAGAGTTCGTCGGGGAGGTCGAAGACGCTGAGTTTGCCCTTCCAGGGGATGGGGGGAGAGACGACCAGGGGGGTGGGGGGTGTTTGGTTCGGCTCGGAGGCCATCAGCCAGGCCCAGCGGCCGGCGCGGAAGTCGCCGAAGGCCTGCTCGTCTGGCGTATGCCAGAGGGTGCGGGCGCTGGGGTGATCGCAGTTGATGCAGTCGAGGAGGTGACAGAAGCCGATGACCGCGCCCCTCGGGAGCTTGTCCCAGCGGTCGAAGCCTTGGGGTTCGAGGTACTTCCGGAACGGCTGGGCGGAGGTAATGATCTTCGCCGTCTCGTCAATCTGCTGGCTCGCGTGAATGGCTAGCAGGCCTCGGTGCGAGGTCTGCCAGCTGCGCGTTTCCAGGCGCTTGGCTCCGATGATGAGAAGCTGCGCCCAGGGTTGTCGGACCGAGAGTGCTTTCATATCCCGTCCCTCCTTTCGTGGGGTGATACTGTAACCCAGAAAGGGGTGAGAAGGGGATACGACCTGATCAGAAAACGAGGGGGCTGGAGACGGGGGACGAGGCTGAAAAAGCAGCGGCAAGTTACGGGGGATACCTGCCGCTACTTTCCGGCGAACGCCGTGTGGCGAATGCCAGTCCCACGAATGGAGAGGACACACATGCTGAGAGAGACATTACTCAGGCGGTCGGGAGTTGCGATAGAGCACTTTTCGGTGACGGCCAGCTGGTTTCGTCGGCGAACGCGCCCAGGACGCCGTGGTAGAAGATGCGGAAGATTTCCCAGGCCATTAAGTTTTCCGCCTTCACCTTGTCGGCGCTGATGGTGGGGTCGAGAACGAGATCGTCGGGGAGGTTACCAACCACCCCCGCGGTGAGGGTGGCGGCGACCTGCATCAGCTGGAGTTTGTTGTTCATCGGATGGCTAGCCTTTCGGGATCGGGGAGGTAGATGCGGTTACTGGAGAGGGGGAGCGTTTGTCGGGGCTGCCCTGTCGGGGCCAGGGGCTGGAGCGGTTGACCTTGTGAGGGCAGCGGCTGGAGCGGCTGGCCCTGCGTCGGTAGTTGTTGCAGTGGGGCACCCTGGACCGGGAGTTGTTGCAGCGGCTGGCCTTGAATAGGCAGCTGCTGCCGGGCGTAGAACTGCTGCTGCATCTGCTGCATTTGCAGCATGGCGATGATCTGCTCGTTCTGGGCGGCGATGCGCTCCAGCAGGCGCATCATGGCTTGCGTGTCGCCGTTCTGCGTGCGCTGGGGCGTGCAGTGGCAGAAGCAGTTCGAGGTGGTCAGCACGGGTGGCTTGCTCTGGGCGGACGCTGGGGCCGTGGAGAGAAACAGCAGGCCCAGCGGTAGCAGTAGGCTCAGTAGCGCGCCGTTGCGGTTGTGGTGGTCGTCGTCGTCGCCTGCTTCGGGTGGCGGTTGGCCGTTGTCGAGATGGATGACCTTCAAGTCGGTCCGGGCCTGGATGTAGGCCACGACCACGGCGGCGTTGGCCACCAGGGCGAAGATGGCCGTTATGATCTGGGTGAGGGCCTGTAACAAATCCCCCGTGTGCTGGGTGTCGATGACACCGATGAGGGCGAAGAGCGAGAGAATCTGGGCGATGAGGCCGACCCAGAATTCAGTGGTCTTCCAGCCGGGCTTTGGGGTCGCGTTCATCTTCTTGTTCCTTTCGGTGGAGTAGCTCCTGCCATAACAGGTCCAGCTTGGTCTCGATTCTAACGAGACGTTCTTCGCTTTCGGGAGGCTGCTTTTTGGTCGGAGATATACCAATCAAGCTCCTGCCGAAGGCCAGCGCTGCCGTGACCAGGCCGGCGATCGCCAGCCAGATGCTTTTGCCGTTGCCGTTGCAGCCGTTGCCGTTGACATGGGACATTTAGACCTCATCACTGGGCCAGGTCACCGCCTGGCGACGGAGCACCACTTGCTTATGATCCGTGGTTGTGCCGCGATTGAGACGGCGGACCAGGACGACCCGAAAGAGGGTGCCGCCGCTGTACTGCGGGATATAGACTTTATCGCCATCGCGGCCGTCGAGGAAGTTGGGATAGTTGTCGCGGATGTCTATTGTGGGAGCGAGGTGGAGGTGATGGGTGAGGTATTCGTTGGTGTCGCGGTCGTATGGCTGAATCGGCTCCAGACGGCAGGCGACACCCGCCACGTCAGGAGTGCTGGTGCCGTTGGTGGTCCGAAAGATGTCGCAGGTCGTGTTGGTAATCAGCGGGTTGGCCATAGCCCATGTCCTTGAAGGCGGTTCTGAGCTTCTTGATGACGCAGAAGTGGGCGTTGTGAATCTTCTCGGTCGGCACGCCGCGCTCTTTGGCGAGATGCTTGGGCGCCACGCCGTCGCTGTAGAGTCTTTGCAGCAGCAGCAGGTCTTTGGGGTCGAGGTGCTTGGCGAAGCCCTCCAGCCAGAACGGGTCGTTGTCGCTCTCGTAGCTCGGCTCTGCGGGTGTTTCGTCATTGCGTGCGGGTAGCGGCTGGTTGCGGCGGTAGCGGACGGCGTCGAGGATGTGGCCTCGGGCATAGTAGTAGGCGAGCGTGCTGAAGGCGAATTGCTTCTCGGGCTTGAACCGTGCCGCCGCCTTGCACAGGCCGATGTAGCCTTCCTGACGGATGTCTTCCAGGCCGCGTGTCTTGGCCCGGATGAAGTGGTGCGACTTCTGGCACAGAACGTCCACAATATAGAGGTGCGTCTCCACCAATTGCCGCTGCTCCTCGGTGAGCTTCTTTAATGGCTTCGTCACTAGATCGCCCTCTTGCGATAGGGCAGCAGGAGCAGTTGCACGGGTCGGGGCACTCCTGAACGCACCAACTCGGAAGAGCGATAGACCGCCCCGGTGACGGATTCCTGAGCGAGGCCCGGATCGCGTTTTCCCTGGAAGTAGAGCGCCGCCACCCACTGGCAGCAGGCCTCTTGCACGTCCTCGGGGACCGTGGCATAGCCGGCCGTGTAGATCACGCGCATGCTCTCCCCGAAGCCCGTGCAGCCGGCGTGGGTGAGCCAGCCACGGGCATGGTCCACGCTGTAGGCAGATAGCTCCTGAGTGTGGATTTGTAAGCCGGCGTAGACCCGGTAAGCGTTCAGGGCTCCCTGGACGGCCCGGAGGTCGGCACTGGGCCAGAGACTGTAATTGCTGTCAGGGATGACGGCGCTCCAGCCGTTGGCCAGGGCATCGACCGCGGTCTTCACGGCGCTGATCGTCACGTTGCCGGCGAAGGACACACTGGTAGTGGTGGTCGTGACGCCGGAAGCGACGCGGACGAGCGTCAGGCCCGAGGAGGTGACCGCCACGGTGGCGCGCTGATGGCTGGCCGAGGTGTTGGTGATCTGGAGGACGGTGGTGGGGCTGGTTGCGACCCTTGCGATGGAGATGATGGGATATTGCCGCAGGACCAGGCGGCCCGAGTCGGTGTTTTCATAGACCTCGTCGAAGGTCTGGGAGTCGAACTCCCGGCCACAGTAGGTCTTCACCGCCTTGGAGACGGCAGTGACGAGTGCGTCAATGAGGTCGTCCTCGTCGCTGGAGAAGGACGCCTGATTGATGCGGAGTTTGGCACTGGTGGCGTTGATGAGATCGGCCATAAGCATAGAAGCCGGCGGAGTGTGAGTCCGCCGGCTCCCTCTCCCTCATGCCAGGGCAGACCCACTAACCCTGGACGCGCTTGAGACGGTGAATTTGGCGAATGACGGTAGACCCTTTGTGAGTCTTCAGGGTCACCTTGTCGCCTTCGATGGCCACGACGGTCGCCCGGGCAGTGCCGATGCCGACCTTGTAGTGGACTTCGTCACCTACTTTGATGGTGGGTGCCTTCTTCTGGGACATGGCTACTCCTAGGTAATGATCTGGTCCACGCCCGCGAGGTCGTCGTCATTGGCCGGGGCAAAGCGTGGCTTCATGCCCAGGCACACGGCACTGATCAAGGAGGAAGTGCCGTTGCCCACGGTCACGCTGCCTTTGACGTAGCGGTCGCCGGCAATCATCTCCTCGCTCTTGAGGTTGATGATGGCCTGCTTGTTGTCCTTGGTGGCGGCCCACTGGGTGATCGACTTGCTGGGAATGTCCTGATAGGTGCCGCCGGAGGCGGTAGAGCTGGTGAGCTTGAAGTCCACCACCTGGTCGATGACGCCCGACTGGAGAATGAACATGGCTTCTTGCCACTTGCTCATATCGACGGCGTCGGTCAGGGTGGTGGTGTTGTTGCCGTTCACGGGGCTAATGGCCCCGACGATGGCGACCCGTTCCGAAGGCTGACTTTGCATGAGTGGCTCCTGAAAAGGGCGGGGCCGATTGGCCCTCTTCCTGACGGCTTCCCTGCCCGGCCCCGGTTACGGCTCCGGCGCCCCGCCCTTTGGTTTCTGGGTGAGTTCTGAGTGAGTATTAGCCGGCCGCCAGGCCGACGAACGGGCTGAGGGTGCTGCTGGCGTCAGAGAGGGTGACCGTGCTCCGCAGCCACGGCTGGCCGTCACAGCGAGCGACGAAGCGCCAGGCCCCCTGGTTGTTGACGAACTTGTAATGTTCCGAGAAGGCGATCTCCACGTCCTGGCGGTCGCCGATGAGGTAGTGGCGCAGGTCCAGGAGTAGCACGTCGCCCAGGGTGTTCAGCGCCGGCAGCTTCTCACTCACGACGATCGGGATGCCGAAGAGAGACATCGTCGGGGCGTCGGTGCCGGTGTTGAAGAGTACGAGGTCGCTGCCCGTGCCGCTCTCACTGAGCGCGAAGAGTTTCGCCAGTATGGTCGGATGGACCGCCCAGACCGTGTTCTTGCGGCTCCAGCCCGGCAAGAGGCGCGCCAGCATCCCCGCGGCGTCGGCAATGGCAAAGGCGCTGGCCCCGGAGCGAGTGACGCTGATCAGGGCTCCCGAGTTGAGAATGCCCAGTGGCTTGCCGACGCCGTCTCCTCGTAAGAAGGCCCGGTCCTTGTGCCAGCCGATGGCCCGGCCAAAGAGTTGCATCAGCAGGCTTTCCAGACCCACCGCCTGGTCCTGGAGAAGCGAGTTGGAAGCGAGCGTGTAGCCGCTGAGTTCGTGGGCGATCAACTCGATCTGCTTGAACGTCGGCTCTTCTTCGCTGAGCGTGGCGGCCTCCTCGGTCCAGTTGGCTTGCAGGCCACCGAAGAAGGCTGTCTCCCCCGCCGTGGGGGCCGTGGTCACGTCTAACGCAGGCACCACCAGGCTCCGCGACGACATCGGCAGCACGGTGGCCCGCGGCTCGACGACGGAGTTCTCGCTGGCGATCATCAACAAGTTGGGCAGGAACTCGGCCGGCACGGTGAAGCCGCCTTGTGTGCCCGTCTGGCCCGTCAGCGCGGCCTTCTGTTCCCACTCGACGGCGTGGCTGCCAAACGCTTCCAGCGTCTTCTGATCGCGGTTGCGGATGGCGAGCAAGTAGCTGCCGAAGGTCTTCTTGGGGTCGCCGTTGCCACCTTGACCGAAGATGACGGGAACGGCGTTCTTGTGGCTCTTGGTCTGGGCCGCGGCAAACTGCTTCAGACTGGCCTCGACGATGCCGTCTAACGCTTGCGTGAACTTGCCAAAGGCCCCTTCGAGCGCCTTGGACACGGCCGGCGTGATCAGATCGTCGGTAACGGCGTCGGCCTGACCGCCGTCGATGAAGGACTTGGCAATCGCCTCATCGACATCGACACGGGCCCCGGCCTTCATACCGAGCAGGTCTTTTTTCAACTGAATAAACATCGTCTGATTTCCTCACTAAGTGAGCAGGGATATTAAACTCGACCCCGGACTTTGTCCAAGCCATCTTGGATGGATTTTGCAGCGATTCGGGTGAAATCAATGCGGTCGATGGCCTGCTGGATGTGCCGCTCAACCTCCTCGATGGGCGTGTGGACGACCTCTTCAGGGGGGCGAGGGTGGGGAGTGGGCTTCGGAGGCTGTGGCGTCGGCTCCGGCAAGTCCAGCGCCTTGCGGAAGGACTTGCTAACGACTTCGACGACGGCGTTCGGGTTCACGGGCAGGTAGCAGCAGGCGTATTCGAGTAGCAGCCATTCCTCGATCACGCGCCGCACGCCAGCGAGCCTGGGGTTCTGCTCGCGTTCGGTGTCCTCGACCCAGCGGGCCTTGATCGGCAGGAAGCCGATGCTCTTGCCGTTGAGGAGCCCGCTCTGGACGAGGGTGAAGGCGTAGCTGGGGGGCCACTCCTCCGTCTCGGACCAGTCGTTGGGCCGTGTGGGGTAGTGCGTCTTTGCCATGATGCCGCGCAGGTCGTCGTCCTTCACCTTCTTGCGCCAGAGAGACTTGCCCACGGGCGGCAGGTAGTAGCAGTGATTGAGTGTGACGACGGGGTTGAGACGAAAATGCTCGTCGTTGAGGCCGTTGGCCAGGACGATGTCTCGGTAGCGGTCGGTTCGCTCGGTACTGATCCAACTGATGTCGGCTCTCTCTCCTGGTAGCAACTCGCTCACCGCCTTCTCGATCACCAGCTTGCCGGGCTCGTAGAGTTGCTTGTCGTCCTGGGGCAGTTGTTTTAGCTGCGCTTCGAGGAGCTTGGCCTGGGCGTCCTGCATCGGCAGGCCCAGCGGGCCCTCGGTGTCGAAATAGGCTTTCAAGAAGGACATGATTTACTCCTGTGGGTCGGTTTCGATCACTTGCCGTGCGGTGTGGTCGTTGGTCGGCTTCCAGTTGAGCGGCAGCCACGGCACACGTCCCCACTCCACGGGTGGCAATCCTCGCTCCTGCCGGACTTCGTTGATGGTTTTGACCCCTGTTTTGAGGTCCATTTCCTGTTGCTGGAGGGCCTGCTCCTGACTCTCGGGAACGGGGTCTTCGCTGGCAACAAAGAGCCGTCCCGTGGGGTCGTAGAGCGGAATGAGCTGTTCGTTCAGCTTCTCGTCGCGGCGACGTAAACGGGGGCGAATGGCTAGCGTCATGTGCTGGTAGGCGCTGGCCTGGATGTTGGCCATGTTCGTGTCTTTGGTGAGATAGGCGAGCGGAACGTGGAAAGCGTTGGCGATGTCTTCTTTCGTGGCCCCTTGCTCGGCGAGTTGTGCTAAATCGCCCATCTGTTGACGAATGAGTTCGACCTTGAGGCTCGACTCGGCGACCAACGCTCGGCCGCTGCCGCCCTTTCTGAACTTTTGATTCCACTGTTCTTCGAGGCGATCGCGCTCGTCTGGGCTGATCACTTCTTGGGGCGAAATCACCACACTGGGCACGGCCTGGTTGTCGAACGTGGCCCGCTTCATCGCGGCATACTCACTGGTCAGGGCCACTTGCTCGAAAGCTGCTTGGAGAGGAGAAAAGCCGCGGTGGTAGGGGTCCTTTGGGTCGGGGTAGCGGAAGTGGATCACTTCCTCCGGTGCGAAGCGCTGCTCGATGCCGCTACTGAGATAGCGGTAGTAATCGACCAGATTGGGAGAATTCTGCTCTCTCCAGGGAGTGACGCACTGGCTGGGAAGAATCCATATCTCGCTCGGCGTGTGGAAGGCGTCGAAGCGCAGCAGCCAGTAGGCTGAACCGTGAGATTCTTGATAGAGGGTCGTCAGTTCCCACAGGTCGAAGGAGTTGTGAACCGGGTTCACTTTGCGGAGCAGGGTGAGCAGTGGGTGCTCGGTCACTTCTTCGATCACGGCTGCTCCCCTGGTGTAGAGGCCCAGGTGGGGGTGGGAGCGCAGGCGCTTCTGCTCGGCTGCGGGAACTGGAGCGGTGTGGCACTTCGGCTCGGGCTGATGGCGGCTGGTCGTGACGTAGAGCTTCGGCGGGTAGCTGGCGCAGACACTGGCGTTGAGAGACGCGCAGGTCCAGGCGGTGTTTTTGAGTTCAAGCAGGAGTTCGGTCGGTGTGGGCTGGCGGACCCGGCGGTAGGAATCGACGTAGAAGCCGCCCCGTGGCGTTTGGGGTGCGATGGCAGACGGCGCGATGGCCTTGGCCACGCCGGCGAAGAAGCGGGAGAGTAGGTCGCGCATCACAGCACCGTCCATTGGTCGTGTTCGTTGAGCTTGTCCTGCCATGTCTTGGCCCGGAAGACGGACCGCTGCGTCTTCTCGGCGTCCTGGTCCGTGTCCGGGGTCGGGATTTCCGCCTCTTCGATTTCCAGCGGGCCCTCTTGCGGAGCCTTGCGCCGCAGCTTGGCCATGAACTTCGCGTCGATCTTGCTGATTAGGTAGCGCAAGGCACCGAGTGCGTGGTTGTGCTCGTCCAAGGGGATTTCGCAGTGCTGGTTGCCCTCTTGGGAGGACGGGTAGCGGTAGAGCTTGGCCTCGGCGATGAGGTTCTGGCACTGCCGGAAGACCTTCAAGCGGCCCGTGCGGATGCGCGCTTGTACTGCGGCGATGCCCAGGCGGATTTCATTGCAACCACGGCGGACGGTGTGGCCACTGGCGCGGAGTTCTTCAATCTCGGTCCTGCCTGCCGGATCGGCGTACCACATGAAGCCCTTGGGCAAGGCTTTGGAATGTTCGTGGAGCGGGGTTTCGCGGAGGTAGCGCTCTCCCGCGATCCAGAGGGTATCGTCCCGGTCGATCAGCAGGCCCCAGAGAGCCGCGAAGGGGTTTCGCCAGCCGAAGTCGATGCCGCCCACGGGGCGTCCCTTGGGCAGCGCCTGGTAAGGCACGATGCAGCGGTCGAAGTCGGGATAGACTAGCCCCTCCATCGCGGTGAATTCGCACTCGTACTCCTGCTTCACCCAGGCCTCACCCATCGAGCGGAGTTCCTGCTCGATGAAGTCGGCGTCGATGCGGGGGCAGTCTCTCCACGTCGTTTTGAAGCGCTTCCAGGCAGCTTGTTCGTCGTGCCACTCCTTGTAGAACCAGCCGCGCTGGCCGTAGGGCGTGGTCAGGGCGATGAGTCGGCCTTTCGATACGGCGAGCATGGGCCGGACGGAGTGGTAGAGGTCGTCCGGGATGCGAGCCGCTTCGTCTAGGATGATCAGAGAGACGCCCTGGTAGCTGCGGATCGTGTCTTCCTTGCCAGGCAGACTGACGATGCGTGAGCCGTTCTGAAGCTCCAGTTGTGTTTCGGTCTCTTTTATGAGTGGGATCGGCTGCCGGATGGCGTTGTAGCCCTGCTTGATGTAGCGGAAGATTTCACCTGCCTGACGCTGGGCACGGGACAGGACCAGGATCAAGGACTGGGGAGAAAAGAGGGCCTTGTGCAGGGCGAGCGCGGACGTAGTCCGGCTCTTGCCGGCCCCACGGTTGCAGAGTAGCAGCACTTGCCGGTCCTGGCAGAGGAGGAAGTCCTGCTGCCAGGGGTCCGGCTGAAAGCCCTGGGCCTGGAGAATCAGGCCGGGGTCGAGTGCCAGTGCGATGGTCGAGAGCGAGTCCATGCCCAGAAGACTACCAGGGGGGTGGGTGGGAGTAAGAGGTTACTTTCTCGTCAGCCGACCGCCGGCCCTCAGTCGGGCGAGTATGTTCTTGCGTACACTATCTGGATATTCTTTAATTAGAGAGATGAGAGAGAGATATTCCGACCCGTTCATGTTGCCTTTGATCTGGTTGCATCTCTCGCAGCAGATGGTGAGGTTGTTGATCGACCAGTTGTGGGAGCGGCTCGTTGGCTCATTGTGATCGCAGGCGAAGTTGCGGAGAGTGAGCGTGTCGCCGCAGTAAGGGCAGAGGCCGGTCTTGAGATGGAAGTGAATCACCTCGCGGAGTTCGTCCAGGGTGTAGTCGATAGAGCGGCCGTCCAGACGGGCGCGCCGCTGTTGGTTGAAGAACATATTGCCGGTGCGCTTCACAAAGGTCGAGTTCGTCGTCTTCATGCGGCGGTTTCCTTTCTTCATGATAAGTTGATAATTTGCTCCCCAACCATTTACCCTGTCTGAGTTTGCGTCTTATCATCAGCAACTTATCATCTTTTCGATGATAAGTTGCTGATGATAAGCTGTAAGTCTTTTTTCTGGTTCGAGTTGCGACGCAACTTATCAACTTATCATCTTGTCAAGGTTCCGTGAGCGACCAGTGCCACTTGTCGTTGACGCGTAGGCGGCTGGTCAGATTGCGAGATGCCCGTTGCAGGGTGATGCGTGTAATGCCCACCTTGCTCGACTCTCTGTGGCACAGTTCGATGGGCTGCGAGCCGTTCGCCAAGAATGTCCGCAACCATTCCTGGGCGATCTCCAGCTTGCTGCGGCTCTCCTCGCGGGCTTCTTGCTCCTCCGGCGTGGGCGGAGGCTGGAGCAGGTCGTCGGCCTTCTTGGTGCTGACGCCATGCCAGGTGACCCGGCAAACGCCATGCTGCGTGGGAGCCAGGCTGTAGCGCCGGCTCGCCTGTTCGGGGGCCAGGTTGTGCTTGGTCTGGGCCAGCACACGCAGATTCGGCTCGTCCGGATCGGCGGCCACTAGCATTCCGGCCCGGGCGGCCCCGATGATGGCGATGGAACCCCCGCCCCGGTAGATGGCCTTGGTGCCCGTCCCCTTGTTGAGGTGACGGAGATAGATCACGGCTGTGCGACAGCGCTGGGCCATCTTGGCCAGCGGATGGAGTGCTCTACGGATTTCCTGATCGCTGCGGGTGTCCACACCCAGATAGGCCGTCAGCGGGTCGATCAGGAGTAGCCGGGCGTCTAGCCGCCGCAGCACGGCTTCGATCGCGTCCAGGTCCTTGGGAATCACGGGAGGCTCGCCGTCAATCTCCTCGATCACTTCGACACGGTTCAGGTCGGCTTCGGCGGCTTGCAGGCGGGGCAGGATGGTGTCTTCGATGCCGTCTTCCGCGGACATGATGACTACGTTACCGACCAGGCCCTGGCAGTCGTTAAACATGACGCCGTGGGTCGTTACCCGTGCTGCGAAGTCGAGCAGAACGGTGGACTTGCCCAGGTCTGGGTCCCCGTCGAGTACACAGAGTTTTCCCAGAGGCACCCAGTAAGGGCAGAGCCATTCCACGTCGCGGCGGCGGATCTGGGACAGTCGGGTGGTGCCTGTCCGGTTCTGTGGGGGTGGCGTCTGCTGCTGCTGTTGCTGCTCCAGCAAAGCTCCGTCTCGGTCCGTGGCGGTCCGCATGGCGTCCTCGATCTTGTGTCGGAGTTCGGCGTCCGACCAGGGAGGATCGCATCGTGGGTTGTACTCTTCCAAGAGCAATTGCAGGGCCGTGTCTGCGGCCAGGTGAAAGCCCTTCACCAGCTTGCAGGTCACCTTGAAGAGTTGCCGGTGCCCCTGCTGGCCGCTCACGGCTGGCTGGCAGCTTGCGAGGTACGCCCGGGCCCGTCGCAGCGTCCGGGGAGTAGGCCCTTCCCCCACCCCCCTGGTTGTCCCCTGGTTGTCCCCTGGCGACTGTGGCGCGCTCGGCAGGATGCGGGCCAGCAGCCAGTCGGGACACTCCAGCGGCGGCGTGTCGGGGCCATTGTCGGCATCCCAGGTGTATTCCCTGCCGCTGCGATGCCGGGAAGGCGGCATGACGGTCTGGGAGCCTTTCGAGAGGATGCGGATGGCCTCCTTGCCATCCACAGTGAAGGTTTGGATGGGAACGTCTCGGTCGGGCCAGCGGAACAGCAAGCGAAAGCCTCCGCCTGGCGTGTGGAACGAGGGCGTTCGCAGCCCGATGGTCCGCGACCACTCGTTCCAGAGCGTGATGCCCTGTTCGTCGTCGAGGTCGATGCCCAGTAGGCCGCTGACGGGTCCCAGGGTGATGCCGACATTGCAGTGGGGGTTGCGGGTCCAGTAGAGTCGTAGTTCCGAGGCGCGGGGCAAGCGGTCCTGGTACTCTTTCCACTGCCACGGAGGCGTCTTGCCGGGCCGCTGGCAGGAGGCGGTGTGTTGCTCGGTGCAGCCGGCGTGATCGGCCGGGCAGAGCGGAATGGCAGACCAGCCGCGCTGGAGATAGTCCAGCGCTGCGGCCAGGCAGGGGCCGGGAGACGGTCGAGACATGGGCGGCTCCTCACTTTTTCGGCGGTGACTGCTGATCGTCCAGGTACTGCTGGATGTCTCGCAGCCGCCAGCGATGCAGGCGGACCCCGAATCGAATGGGTTGGGGTAGCTTGCCCTGTTCGACGAGTCGTCGTGCCGTGGCCACGGACATGCTGAGTCGGTAGGCCACGTCGTTGAGCGTCAATAGCTCGCGCTCCTTCTTGTCCTTCATGGCGACCTCCTCGGGGTGAGCGCTCTTTGGAGCGCGCACCTGCTGCTTTCGGTTCATTCCTGATCGCTCCCTGAGTGTAATGAACAAATGTGCAGATGTCTAGAAGGCAATTATTGCTGATGACAACTGATAACTTCTGCACACAGCAGACAAGAAGTGGCACAATCCTGTACGGCTGTGCAAAGAAGGGGAGCCGGAGTGAATGGCATTCAAGAGGTCAGGGGTTCAACTCCCCTCACCTCCACTCAACTTACGACGACCAGAGGGTAATCCGTGAGCGCTGGTTGGAGCGCTGCCTTCGCCTGTGGGTGCCTTACATGCCTGGCACTGCACGCCCTCTGGCCGTACTCCGGCCCGGTCCTTCTGCTTCTTGTCGGCTGCATCGCCCTACTGATGATCGAGGCCCGTTCCTGACAGGAGCCTCGGCAGCGAGGGTAACTGCTCGCTGATGTCGTCCAATCCTAAATCCATGTACAGGTTGCACGTCGTCCGAATGTCTCGGTGTCTCATCAGAACCTTGACGACCTGGATCGGTAGAACTTTTCCCGTCAAAGTGCAGAAGAAGTAGCGCAGGCCGTGGAAGTCGGCCTGGCGTCCTTCGATGTCCAGCTTGGCAATTCCTGCCCTCTCCAGGTCGTTGTTGAAGGTCCGCGGTATGGGCACCGAGCGAAAGACTTTCTGTCGCGGCTCGATCTGCATGGCGGCCAGCAGGTCGGCGCATTCCGGCAGCATGGGCACCTTGTCCTGGCGCTTCCCCTTGGTGATCTCGGGTCGGAGTTGCCAGAGCGGCTTCTCTCCCAGCTTGAAATCACACCCTTCGAGCAGGCGCAGTTCCCTTCTTCGTAGCCCGGACAGGCCGGCGAGTTGATAGACCAGGCTACGCTTCGGGTGGACGCGGATGAGCTTTCTGAACTCGACCACGGTCAGGGCACGTCTTTGCCGCGGCCCCTTGCGCGGCAGCCGGGCCTTCGGCACACTGAGCAGTGGGTTTTCGGGCAGCCACTTCTGCCGCACGGCGAAGTTGCCCAGTGCCACGGCCGAATCTCGGTAGGCGTTCTGCGTTCGCTTCGAGCGGCCTTCCTGGTCCAGCTTTGCCAGCCACTTCGAGAGGTCGTCCGTGCGGATGTCGCCGACCGTCTTCCAGTTGCAGTTTTTGATCAGTCGCCGCAGATTGCCCCTCTCATTGCCGACGTGATCCTCGCTGCTGCCGATGCGGCTCAGTTCGGCGAGGTACGCCTCCACAGCCTCGCTGACGGGCTTGGCCTTGGCCTCGGGGCTGACCACACTCATGCCGGCGCGGGCCCGCTCGGCGTCTCGCTCCAACTGGTGGGCCCTGGCGAGGCTGGCCTGCTTGTCGCGGTAGCCCCAGGTGGTTTTGCGCTCACCCCGGGCGTTGACGTAGGCGATGCGGTACTTCTTCGAGCCGGCGGGCTTGTAGACGCTGGCCATGTTACCCCTCGGGTTGCTCGTCCAGCCAGGCGGCCCACTCCTGGCGAGTGAGGCCGGTCAGGTGTCGAATCTTCTCGAAACTGTCGTCGGACGGGGTGTGGGCTCCGTGTTCCCAGAGCCAGACCGTCATCCGTGTGACTTCCAGGGCGCGGGCGGTGTGGAGAGGGCCCCAGGCGGGCCGCCGCCCCTTCCGCCAGAGACGGAGGGGGCAGCGGTCGAACCAGGCCTGCTCAGAAGGGGATCGTTCCGCCACTGGGGGCTTCCTCACTGTGGGTGGCGGGCTCGGCTTCGACCGGGGCCTCCGCTTTGGCTCTGACCTTCTTGGCGGGCTTCTCGGCGGCCTTGGCAGCCGGCGTCTTGAAGAGGTTGCTGAAGCGGGTCTTTAACGTCCTGACCGTCTTCTGTTCGACGGGCTTGGCGGTGCGAGTGCCACCACGCCACACCGACCAGCGCTCGCGCTGACCGCCCTTGAGGCTGTCCTCGTACTGGCAGAGGAAATCGCCTTCCCAGCCGACGAGCTGCTCGACGTTGTCGAAGTTGCCGTCGAAGCCCAGGTACTGAAGCGTCTGGGCGACCCAGCCCGGCTGGGAGGCGGTGCCCATCGTGGCCTCGGTGAGGGACAGCCAGACGGTGTTCGGGAAGCGACCCCGCTTGCACTCGACGAGGTTGTCGTCGCTGTCGCCCTGGGCCTCCTCGTAGATGCCGAGCAGTTCCAGGTCGAATTCCACCTGGTCGGTCCCGCTCTTGGCCTTGCCGATTCGGGCAGCGGAAATGCGGGCTCGGTAGCGGCCCTCTTCGTTGAATACGGACATCGGAGTTCCTTTCGGGGTAAAGGGCGAGAGGGGGCAACTATCCCCCTCTGGCCTGCGTTTGGGGAGGTCACTTTTTCGCCAGGGCCTCGACGAAGTTGGCCCAGGCTTGCTCGGCCGTGTCGCCGCACTCGATCTCCGGCGGCAGACCGTGGCGATTCTTGGCGTCGTAGCTGGCGTGCCGCTCGGTGAGGATTAGCCGCGTCTGGCCGCCCTTGGCCTTGCCCTTGGTATCCTTCGCCTTGGCGGTGTCTACCAGCGTCTCGAAGTTGCCGAACAGCACCATGTCGGCCCACTTGTGCGTCTCGGCCCAGGTGGCCTTGTTCACGGCGGGAACGAAGCGGTCGTAGTCGGGGCCCTCCGGGTTCTTGAAGTTGGACACAGCCGTGTGGCAGAGCAGGAGAATGCTCATGCCCTTCTCGCGGAGCCGGTCGAGCTTCTTGAGGAGTTCAACCCACTCAGGGATGGCCATGCGGGGGCCGCGGTCGTAGCCGAGGAAACCGCGCTCCCCCCAGTCGCCGTCGAACTTCTTCTGGCACACGTCGTCGTGCAGCAGCCGTTCGGCCCCGTTCATGGTGTCGAGGACGAGAGTCTTGTACGGGTGCTCGTTGACAATGAGCTGGCTGACGGCCAGGTTCACGTCCAGCCAGGACTCGGCAGCCCGGGGGAAGTGGGCGACGTTCTCTTGCAGCTGGCCGGCGTCCATCAGGGTCCAGAGGCCCGTCTCCTTGCTGGTCATGAGAAAGATGGGGTCGGGGGTCTGGGCTCCGAACGAGGTTTTGCCCCAGCCCTCCAGGGCGTGGAGGACGACCCGGTTGGGCAGACGACGGGCCTGCTTGGTGACGTGTTCCAGGTTGAACTCGCTCCCGGTGGGAGGATTGGGACGCGAGCGGACGTTGTTCTTGGGTGTGGTCACGATGCTCTCCTTTCATCACAGCGATGGCACTGGTAGCGATAGCCCAGCCCTTTCAGCCAACAGATGAAGAGCGGGGTTTGGCACAGAGGGCAGCGGGCGATGTTGAAGCTGGTATCCTCCTTCTGCCGGCACTGGCGACGTTCGGCAGGCCGGCTGCGGAAGGAGCGCTTCTGGGGATTCTCTAACACCACGGTGCGACTCCCAGAAAGTGGCGGTCGAGCCAGTCGGCTTCGGCTGCCAGGGCCGCGGAACGAGTGGGATACGGAGACAGCACGGGGCCGCCTACGGGAGACAGATCAGCGAACCACTGGCTATCGCCCGTGGGTTCGACGTGACTGGCCCGGTGGATGGTGAGGCGGCCCAACCGGGCGAGGTCGATGGCCTCGCCGTAGACGCAGGTGATGCCGCCGTCAGGGCTGATGCGCAGGTTCATGACTGGCGACTCCGTTGGTGGAGGGACGGAGGATGCGTCGGCGCGGCACCGGGACGACCAGGGGGGTGAGGGCTTGTTCCACCCCCTGGAGTTCGCTGGCGATCTGCTGCCGCAGTGCGGGCATGTCCCGCAGGTCCTTGGGGTCGAGGCCGGCGAGGATGCCCTTGGCCTGCTCGACCAGGGTTTCGAGCTGCTTGCAGCCGCCGACGTTCATGTCCCTGAAGCTGTCGAAGAACTCGCGCAGGTTGGTGACGGCGGAGTCGCGGAAGATTTTCCGCTGGCCACTGGCATCGGGCTGCAAGCGTTCGCGGAGGTGGGTCACCATCTCACTGAACTGCGCGGTGAAGGCCTGCTGCGCGAGGTTGACGGCCTCCTGGAACTGAGCGGTGATACGGGCCTTCTCGCGCTCATAGAGTTGGGGGTTCAACTCCTTCAAGTAGTCTGGCGGCTCCAGACTTGGAAAGCTCCACTCCACGTCGAAGGCGTCACAGACGGAGGCGGGATAGTGCTCGGGGTTGTAGAGCACGCCGAGCCGATTTCTGGCCTCGGCCTTCAATTCGTCGAAGTCGCTGTCCAGGGCCTGGGCGGCCTCGCGGAGTTCCTGGCGAGTGCTCTGCATCTGGGTGTCGAAGGCCTCCACCCGGTCCCGGGATAGGAGACGAACACCCGGTTCGGTGTAAGGCAGGGACACGGACTTCCAGTACACGTCGGCCTCCCCCTTGATCTGGGTGAGACGGCGGTAGCGGGGGTGCCGCTGGTCGAGCAGTTTTTGGGAGGCGCTGATCCAGCGGCAATCGGCCTGGAAGGCCTGGGCGGCTTGTGCTTTCTCACTGTCGGTGAAGGTGCGGGTGTTGCCCAGCCAGCGGAAGGAGAGTCTCACGCCGACCGAGTGCAGGCGCAGGTGCTGCGCGGCACGGCGGGTTTCAGTCGTCGAAGCCATGATACCTCCGGGAGTGGAACAGGTTTTTCTTCTTCGAGGCGAGTTGCTTGTAGTAGGCGATCCGCTCCTCCAGACCGGGGAGCGGACGCCGTTTGACGTAGAGTTTGCGGATGCCGGGACTGGCGTAGCACTGCTCACAGAGCCCGCAGCGATGGGCCGCGGGCTGCTGTTCGCAGTGCTCGCAAAGGAGTGTCTGGGTCATGGGTCGGTTAGTTGGTGTGCTGCTGGCGTGCGGCGATACTCTGAAGAATGCTCTCCAGGCACTCGCGCATCTCCTGGGCGTCGGACACGGTGAAAGACAGAGCGATGCCTCGGTCGGCGGTTTCTTCGATCGTCTTGCCAGGCAGGCGCGGGGTGATAAAGAGCACGACTTCGTCGATTGGGCCCAGCCGGACGGCTCCAGTGCCGGCGAAGTGGGACTTGTGGGCCTGAATGCTCATGGGCAGAGGCAGATGGCGGAATTCGATGGTCACGATTCTTTCCTCTTGATGGTGCGGCGGCCGGCGCTGCCGCTGGTGTGGGTCTTGGACTCGGGACGGTGGTAGATGCCGGGCCGCGAGGCGTCGAGACAACGGCCCTCGGCCCATTCGCGTAGCTGGGCGATCTTGTCCTGGGCGGTCAGAGCCACGGGGACGACGTGTTGGGCAGCCTCTTGGAGGGACATTCCAAGCAGCGCAGCCAGGCGGCAGCAGGCACGGATTTCGGCCCCGGTCCAGTTGTCGTCGCGGATGGTTCGCCAGACTGGCATCTGGTCTTCATCCAGCGTGTCATCGACCAGGCGGAAGTGCTCGACGTACATCTGCCAGATGGCGTCTCGCTCCTTGTCGCTGGGCAGGTCCAAGAAAAAGATGCCGTCGAAGCGCTCGGCTCTTGCGAACTCGGGCGGCAAGCGAGAGATGTCGTTGCTGGTGCAGACCACGAACACGTCGCTCTCATGGTCGTTGAGCCAGGTTAAGAGCGTACCGAAGAGTCGAGCGGACACCCCGGAGTCGTTGGCAGAAGAGGCTCCAGCGAGGGCTTTTTCGACCTCATCGAGGAAGAGGACGCAGGGTGCCATTGCGTCCGCAATGCGGAGAGCACTGCGGATGTTTGCCTCAGACTGGCCAACGAGTGATCCCATGAGTGCGCCCACGTCAAGGAGCAGGGTGGGTCGTCCGGTCTCATTGCCCAGAGCTTTCGCAAATGCCGACTTGCCCGTTCCAGGGACTCCAAGAAGCAGCACACCGCGAGGTCGGACAGCGGAGGACTGGGTGAGGGCTCGGGAGCAGAACTGCTTGAGGGCGTCGAGTCCGCCGAGGTCATGGAACTTCTCCTGGCCTTGATGGAGGGTGAGGAGGCCGGACTTCTTCAGCATGCCGGCCTTGATCTCCCACACGGTTTCGGGATCGAGACGGTCGTGCCGGGTGAGGGAAAGAGCGAAGGCCCCTTCCGCCTCGTAGCGAGTCAAGCCGCAGGCAGCGTCCACGGCTGGAACGTACTCGGGTGTGTCGTGGAGTTCGCGGGCAATGTCGGTCAGGGCGTTGCGATCGGGTAGTTCATGCTCGATGACGACGAACAGCTTCTCTAACTCAATCGGGATTTGGACCACGGGGCTGAGGACGACGTAGAAGCTGCGGTCCCCCTTGCCAGCGAGAATGCGATTGATCAACTCTTGCACGACCAGGGGGTTGTTCAGGAAGCGGTGGTAATTGTGCAGCAGGACGACGTAGGTGATGTCGGCCGCCGCCTGAGCGGGGGACGGACTCAGCGGAAAGAGGGGGTCGCCCTTGCCGTTGCTGGAGCCGATCAGGCCCCGGGCACAGTCCCACACGGCCAGTGTCCAACCTTCCCGTGAGCAGAGGTCGAAGATTTCCCGCTGGGCTTCATCGGGTTCGTGGGTCTGTATCCAGATGCCACTGAAGGCAGCCCGGATGTATTCGGTGAGGGTGAGGGAGAGAGTCACTGCTGGGTCTCCTGGGTGAGGGTTGGAGCCTGTTGATAGAGTTCCGCGGTGTGTTGCTCGACGGTTTTCACTCCGAGGGCAGCCTCCAGGGAGCGAGTAGCGTCCAGACACTCGGTCCCGGAGTAGCCCTGGGTGCGGATGGTGGTCTCGCCCGTGGGGCTGACGGTGATTTCGATGAGCTTCATTTCACGCCTCCACGATGCGGCAAATGACGTGGCCTTCTTCCCCCGGCTGTTCGATCACGGTGAGGCCTTTTTTGTGGGCTTCGAGCTTCACTTTCTCCACGGCGTAGGCCTGGGTGAAGCGATGCAGTTCGGCAATGTCGCCCCAGGCACCATTGAAGTTGTCGTAGGCGATGGTGCCGGTCTTCAGGTCGATGGCGACGGGGTACTTCCAGTGCGGGAGCGGGAGCAGCAGGCCCTCCACCTCCTGCGAAAAGAGGCGAGCCCGGCCCTCGCTGGGGTGGTTGAGCCCCAGGCGGCGGCAGGCAGCCTCCACAGCTTCGGGATCAGTGACACGGGTCTGAATGGTGACGATGTGGGACATTCAAGCCTCCTTGGAGTGTGAGGTTTGATCCTAATGATGGGCTGTGATTCTCACAACAGGCGCGTTGTTGTCAGGAGTGATCAGAAGTAACAGGCTGTTTTTTCTGCCGCTTCTTGGGCAGAAGATCGACCATCTGGGCAACCCGGAGAATGCACTCCTCCAGACGGGCTTGACGTTCCTCCAACTCCAGTTGCAGCTGCACCAGATGGAGGACGAGTTCGGTGTCGAACAGGTTGGCAGCTTCGATGGCCTCCAGATGTTTGCAGTGCTTGTGGGACCCGAAACCCTTGCAGGTGCAGGTGCGGCTGCCGTCTTCGTGCAGCTTGCAGAGGTAGATGGTGGGAGTGCCCTCCTTGGCGAGTCGGTAGCCCTTGAGGACTCCGGGCTCCTTGATGGGCTTGGCTGTGTAGCGGTTGCTGGGTCCGCCTTCCACGTCGATCTGGAGGATCAGTTGCAGGCTGCGTTTCTTCATTGTGTCGGTGTTCATGGCTGCCTCGGTTGGTGTTTTGACTCCCTCCCTCACCCGGAGGGAGGGAGCACTTTTTCAGTCGTTCCGCGGCGGAATGTGTCGTTCATCCCAGAGATGGACCCAGAGAGCGAACAGCGCCTCGCGGCGGCGCTTCTCCCATTCTGGGGTGTGTCCGGGACAGTCGTCGGGGGGAGGAGCGGACAGGGCGATGGTGCGCCTGGCGTGGGTCTCCAGGCGGCACCAGTGGCGGCGTCGGGGCCAGGACGCCACCCGCTCCCTGTGGAATTCGTCGAGCAGGAGCAGTCCTTCAGGAAGAAATGCGTCGAGCAGTAGCAGTGGTATGGATATTGCTTCGTCCAGTTTGCGACGGAGGGAGAAGTAGTTCATCGTCGAGACTCCAGAGGCCCTGCTGGCCCCGAATCTTCAGAGGGACGACCAGGGGGGTGGGGGAGAGGAGGCGCCAGGCGTAGTTGCCCATATCCCAGTTGCCGCACCACACTTCGGACATGGGCATGAAGACTCCGTCCAGGTCAGGCGGCAGATAGTCGGCAGTGGGCCGACAGTCGGCCAGGAACACGGTTCCCAGCACACAGCCCCTGGGGAGGTTTTGGTAGGTGAAGCCCCTCTCCTGGAGGTGGTGAATGTGTGCGGCATGGTTGAAGAGTTCCTCTAACTCAGTGTTTCGGGTTTGACTGGCGTGGATGGCTAGTGGTCCGCGGTGGCCGGTCGGCCAGCTGCGAGTCTCGTACTGCTTGTGGCCGGTCATGATGAGTTGGGCGTACGGCTGGTGGATGGTAACGGCCTTCATGACAACCTTTCTGCATGGCGAAGATGAGGAGCCCGACAAAGCAACCTGCCACGATGGCGAAGGCACCCTCTGTGAGTTCGATCAGTTCTTTGCGTGTGCGTCTTTTCATGCTTCCCTCCCTCACCTCTTGGGAGGGAGCACTTTGGGGCAGTCTGGGCTGGTGTTCGGATTTTTGCTGAATGGCGCGACCGCCGGCGCAGCCGGCGGTCCGCAATGAGATTTTGCCTGCATGGTGATACACGCCCCGTGGACGCGTTTTGGCCGAAAATTTTTGGCCCGCGTAACACTTCTTGGTGTGTTCGTAATACTGATAGGGGCGGGAGTGGGCGAACCCCCCGGAAAGGTCAGCAAAGGCGAAGCAGCTCGACCGTGTCGTACAGTTGGGGGTCCTGCTCTTGCAGGATGGGCTCAAGCTCGGGCTTCTGGGTGATGGCTTCCAGGGCAAGTAGGGCGTTCTCCCGTTTCTGTGGAGGCAGCAAGGCGAGTAGCGACAGTTGCTTCGCCTTCTCCCGATACGCGTCTCTTAGCCGTTTCATGACAGGACCGGGCAGGGCGTCTTGCAGCTGTTCGATTCGGTCGTTTTCCTCGATGATGTCCAGCTGCTCGATGGTCTCACAATCTTCGATGGCTTGCAGCAGGTCAGCGGCAAGCTCCCATGCTTGCATGGGGCGGAGAAAGAGCAGCTTGGCTAGCGGGCTTTCCTCCCTTGACCAGTCGGGGCGGAGCCATTCCGGCTTTCCTCGGCTGAACTTGGGAGTAGTCTGGTGGGAGGGGATGAAGACGTGATCGGTGGCGAAGCGACCGCCACAGCGGGTGTCGAAGTCGAAGTAGCGTCGGTCGATTTCTGCGGCGACTTGGGGCAGGGATACGAAAGCGATGACCGCTCTGCGTGTGGACGGATAAAGCCAGTCCTGGGAAGCGAGCCAGTCCAGATAGCCGGGGTTTTCTTCGAACGCTTCTTCCAGCGTGCAACCCTTGAACACTCCGAACGCGAGTTTCCAGTCTGCGGGGCGTGGGTGTGAGGTCGGTTGAGGGGGAGGTTCTACCAGGGGGATGTTTTCCTGAACGTAGCGGGAGGCACGGGCGATTACGTCGCAGTGACAGGGAAGGGGCGAGCAGTGGCAGTAAAGGACGTGGTCTTCGGTGAGGGAGTGTAGAAACTGAAGCAGGGTGGGCGGACGTTGTTGGATTTGTTTCCAGAGGTGTTTGCGGTACTTCTCGACCACTTCGGATCGGTCGCCATCTCGACCGATCTTGAAGGGGTTGCCCATGTCGGGCTGACCGACTTCGTGTAGGGTGACGGTCTTCCCTTCCCATTGAATGGTCTTCCAGCGACCGCAGTAGACGTGCAGGGGGTTCCGTGGGTCGAAAGTTCCGTCTTTCAGATTTCGCACTTGCGGAAGGCCGAACGGAAGCGCAGACTGGACCATGTTCTCGACTCCTTACTAGTCGGGGACACGGTCCAGGGGTGCTACCAACACCCCTGGACCACTTCATTTCTACGGACCATTCTACCAAAGGCGAAGCTGCAAGTCAATGTCAAATGCAGACTTGCGACGAAAAACAACAGTGACGACTAGGCGACAACCCAGCGAAAGGCGGAACGCCAGGGAGCGGAACCGCCAGCGGGGGCCCAGCGGCCCCGCCCCAGCGACGGCAGGGCGGAGGGCGACAGACCACAGCACGGGAAGGCGACCACGGGCAGACCGGCAGCGACCGCAGAGCGGGCCGCGAGGGCGGAGCCACGGGAAGACGGCGACCGGAAGAAGACAACCGCACCAGACCCGGGACGAGGGGCAGCAGCAGCGAAGGCGACCGCGGCACGAGTGCGACGGGAAAGGCGAGCGGCCAGGGGCAGCGACAGCGGACCGCCCGCGAGCCAGCGGACGGCAGGGAAGGCGGAGAGCAGCGACAGCGGGGCGGAACCTGACCAGAAGCCGGCACCCGCCGAGGTGCCCACCGCGAAGACCGAGGCGGACAGGGAAAGCGACCGACAGGACGCCAGAGCAAGAGCGTCAGCCCCAGAAGCACAACCCACCGCTAGCGAACGACCGGCAGACGACAGAGCGGAGACAACGCGAGAGATGAGCGGAGCGAAGGAAGACGGCAGGGAGCGGGAACCCGCGAGCAGTACAACCGGTTGCATGGTCTTTCCCCCGAAAGACGGGCGACGGGATTATTTTACCAGACAGACGGCACGTTGTCAAGCTGAAAAACGACGCAAGCGAAGAAAGGGAAAGCACTTGCGGCGACAGCCGCTCTGCTCTTGCCCCCCCCCCCCCCCCCCATCGCCCCCCTTTTCCCCCCCGGGCCCCCAGGGGCGCACGCCTTTTCTTTTTTTTTTTTATTTTCCGCCGTTTCACCAGGGTGAAATCG